TTAGATAAAAGAATGGCGGGTATATTTGTAGGTAGTTCAATACATAAAGAACAATTAAGAGCAACAGGATTTGAAGCACCTATTCATGTAGTATCATTACCAATTCATAAAGACGCAACATTAGCTAAATTACCTGCCGGAGAATATACAAAAAAGAATACTATAGTTTATTCGTCTAGATTAGATAAAGAAAAGAATCCATTCTTTATGATGAAAGTAGCTGAATCTTTTTTAGAATTTCATCCAAAATTTGAATGGCATGTAACTACATCAGGAAAAGAGTTTAGAAGTATGTTACCCGGAGCAATTGATGCTTTAAAAGCGTTAGCAAAGAAACAACCAAGATTTAAATTATTAACAGGACTTACAAAACAAGAATATTATACAGAATTAGCAACTTGTAAAATACAATTTAATTCATCATTACAAGATTATGTATCTTGGACAGTTATCGAATCTACAGCATTTGGAGCCGATATAGTATTTCCATATTTCAGAAGCTTTCCGGAGTTTGTAGATTCTGATAGAATGTATAAACCATTTGATGTTAAGAGTGCTTTAGAAACAATCGAAACTGTTTTGGAATCGCCTAGAGTGCATCCGGATATAGTTAACCGATCTGATTTAGGAAGACGAATGGAAGGATATATTGTCGCTAATGATTTTGATAAAGAAATTTGTGTTTGGCATGAAAAAGAATATTGTGAACATTTATTAGCAGAAGAATATAAAGGTGCATATCAATATACATTACAATTATGAAAAAAGATTTAATATATTATCCATCATTAAGCGCCGGAGGATGTGCTGGTGATTTCAAAAAAAATAAAGAAATTAAACCTGGACTAACCTGCAGGTTTTACGATAAATCATTTCCAGAAAGATGGAGGCATCCATATTTTCTAATAACTGCCGGCCATCATTATAAATGGATGGACGCAAGAGACAAATATGGATTGGAAGATGATGTAGTAGTATTAGGAGATTCTGGAGGATTTCAATTAGCCACCGGTGCTATTAAATGGGACCCTAAATTTAAAGAAACTATTTTTCATTGGTTAGAAGCTAATTGTGATCTAGGAGTTAATTTAGATATACCACCTAGAGCAAAATATGATGGAAAATTTTATGAATGTCTAGACATTAGTTATGACAACTTTAAATATTTTGCAGAAAACCAATCTGGTAAATGTAAATTTTTAAATGTTATTCAAGGTAATAATGTAGAAGAATATGAAGCTTGGTATCAAAAGGTTAAAGATTTTGATTTTAACGGTTGGTGTATTGGTGGAGCTCAAAAACGTGTAACGATGTTTATGTCGGCATTGGTTCCAATGATCCGGAATAGAGAATTTGAAAAAAATAGAAATCAATATATACATATATTAGGAATCTCAAAAATATCTGACTTCTTTATATTAAGCTTCTTTCAAAAGATGATGAATAAATATTATGGAGGAAGAATCCAAATATCAACTGATTCATCATCACCAGGATTATATCCTGTTTACGGAACATATTTACATTCGCCACAATTAAGTAAAATGACGTTTACAGATTTGTATTTTCCAAAAGGGGAAGACCTTCCTTATACTGCAGAAGATTTAGTTCCAAATCCATTAGGCCATCCAGCATCTGAAGGATTTACATTTGGGGAAGTATCAACATATAAAGGGGATGTACCAATGAAAATGACATTAAATAATTTATTTGTATTTAATGAAACAGTAAAGCAAGTAGAAGAAATTGTTCAATGTCATAATGAATTACTTAAAACAGTAGTTCCGAGAGATTTTTATGCGATATTAATGAGCATGGAAGAAATGTTTTTGAACCCAGATAAAGCAATTCACATCTATAATAAAAATAGACAGTTGTATGATAAGTTTGGTGGCAGCACGAGAGATTTAGTAAATAATCAAGTATTTAATCAGTTTTTTGAATAAAAGTAAATAATATGGAAAAGAAAAAATTAACCAGTTTTATAGATAAGTATCACTTAGCAGGTAATACAGAATCAGTAAAGGTCGAATGTAAAGATAATACATTGAATTGTAATTTTATAGCCAGCGACCAAAATGTAGTAGGTAAAGTAAGTATGAATGGTTTCAATGTAAAGGATTGTGAGTTAGGAATTTATGCCACTTCACAATTAGTTAAATTGTTGACAGCACTAGATAGTAACGTCGAAATTGCAGTTAACAGTACAGGAGGTACTACTTATTCAATTAATTTAAGTGATACAAATAAGACCGAATGTATTTTTATGTTAGCTGATATGTCAGTAATACAACAGGTACCTCAAATGAAACAATTACCTGACTTTAATGTAAAGATAAAATTAACAAGCGACTTTACAGAAAAATTTGTTAAGTCTAAAAATGCATTACCAGATGCAGAAAATTTTGCTGTAAGAGAGGATGCTTTAGGTACTGAAATTATATTAAATTATTCAAGTTTAAATACAAATAGAATTACATTTGATGTTTCATCAGAGTCGACAGCAGATAATGAATTATCACCTATTTGTTTCTCAGCCAATTTATTTAAAGAAATCTTGTTAGCTAATAAAGATGCAACAGAAGGGTACTTAGAAGTGAGTCAGGCTGGTTTGGCCAGAGTAACGTTTATAGGACCTGATTATTTATCAAATTATTTCTTAGTTCAACTACAAAGCGCATAACATGTTTGGAAATCAAGAACATACATTATGGGTTGAAAAATATCGACCTGGAACATTAGATGGATATGTTGGTAACGCAACTATCATTGAAAAAGTTAAAATTTATTTAGAGAATGGTGACGTACCACATTTATTATTTTATGGACAAGCTGGAACGGGTAAAACGACATTAGCAAAAATAATTGCTAATAATGTAGATGCTGATATAATGTATATCAATGCCAGTGATGAAAATAATATTGAGACGGTACGAACTAAAATTAAAAATTTTGCAAGTACAATTGCATTTAAACAATGGAAGATTGTTATTTTAGACGAGGCAGATTATATGACACCAAATGGACAAGCTGCTTTAAGGAATTTAATGGAGACATTTTCTAAAACTACAAGATTTATATTGACATGTAATTATGTTGAAAAAATAATTGACCCAATACAAAGTAGGTGTCAGACATTTGGCATTACACCACCATCAAAAACAGATGTGGCAAAACGCATGGTTGAAATATTGGATACAGAAAAAATTGTATATGATAAAGTTAACTTGGTTACTTTAATAAACAGTGGATATCCAGATATTAGAAGAATACTTAATTCATGTCAACGGCAAATTGTTGATAATGAGCTCGTAATTGATAAACAGAGTTTGGTTGAAGCTAATTATATGACAAAATTAGTAGATATATTAGTAACCGATGTCAGTAAAAAAGATGCATTTCAACAAATACGAAAATTAATAGCAGATTCAAAGGTTAGAGATTTTAATGCACTATATAAATTTTTGTTTGATGAAATAGATATTTATGCAAAAGGTCATATTGCAAGTGTTATTTTAATTTTAGCGGAAACACAATACCAAGATACTTTTGCAGTAGATAAAGAACTACATTCCATGGCAATGTTAGTAAAATTAATTAATGAAATAAAACAATAATATAAAAAGGATTAAAATGGGAAAAATACGATCACTAGGTGATAATTCAAAAGAGCAACAACAACCTCAATCAATCAATTTAAAAGCTGATGATTTAGATGATATAGTTTGTGAAAATTGTGATGGACAAATTTTTAGAGAAGCTAGTATGTTTAAACGATTATCAGCACTATTATCACCAACCGGCAAAGAACAAATTGTTCCAATTCCGATTTTTAGGTGTGATGATTGTGGACATATAAATGAAGCATTCTTACCAAAAAGTTTAAAAGATAAAAATAAATGAGAAAGCCGGCCACTATTTTTGATCACATAGCTAATATTACTTATAAGAAAGTCCCTTGGGATAAATTATCTGACCTCGATCAAAAATCATTTCAACCATATATTATTAATCGCTGGTTATCAATGAACATGGGATTGATCGAAATAATTAATTTATTTCAACAATATACAATCGGTCCATTATCAAAGAAACATGTTTATCAATTATATTATGATATACTTCCAGCTAAGAAAATGTTTTCAAAATATATTAAAGGACACAAGGTTGATAAGTATAAACCAGAACTTGTAGAGTTCATTAGACGAACTCATATGATAAGTAAAAGAGAGGCAAATCAATATTTAGATATGTTTTTTACGTCTGGCAACAAAGGAAAAGAATTTTTAAAGGATTTACTAAAGTTATATGGTAAATCGGATAAAGAAATAAAAGGAATCTTAAAATGACAGTAATTAAAGAAGGCCCAAAAAAAATAAAATTTACAGAGAAGGAAGCATCTCCAGACCCGGCAGCTCCAGAGGCATTTATAACATGGCTTACTGGATTTGTAGAAGCAATAGAGAGTGGCCACCCTAACGGCCACCCTACTCAAGACCAATGGAATATCATAGTAAATAAGATACCACAAATAAAATAATTATGAATAAATTTTTAAAATATAGTGTAGTAGAACCCAAAGAAGGAGATAAACGAATATCATATTCACAGTTTGCAATGTATTCGTCTTGTCCTAAACATTGGGAATTAGCTTATGCAAAAGGATTAAGAACATTTTCTCAAAGTATACACACTATTTTTGGCACAGCATTCCATGAAACATTACAGACATATATATCAACTATGTATAAAGATTCAGTTAAAGCAGCTGATGAATTAGATTTACATAAACTCTTACGAGATAATATGGCTTCCGTATATAAAAAGGCCATAGATGAAACGAAAGAACATTTTTCTACTAAATTTGAATTGGGTGAGTTTTATAATGATGGTGTAGCAATTTTGGATTGGTTCAAGAGCCACCGCGGTGCATATTTTAGTAAAAAAGGATATGAACTAGTCGGAATAGAAATGCCATTATATACCCAAGCTGTTGATGGAAATAAAGATATTAAAATGTTAGCTTATTTAGATATTGTATTAAGAGATACAGTATTTAATAAAATTGAAATAATTGATATTAAAACATCTACGCGTGGCTGGAACAAATGGCAAAAAGCAGATAAAATAAAATCATCTCAGTTAGTTTTGTATAAAGAATATTTTGCTAAACAATATGGGTTTAGTGCAGATATGATTGATATAAAATATTTAATTGTAAAACGAAAGTTATTTGATGGAGCAATGTTTCCACAAAAAAGAGTACAAGAATTTATTCCGGCATCCGGCAAACCAACTAGGAACAAATTATTAAAAGAAATTAATGAATTTATTAATGTAGGATTTAAAGATGATGGATCGTATAATTTAGATAATAAATATCTAGCCGTTCCTGGTAAGAACAATAAGAGTTGTAAGTTTTGTGAATTTAAAGATAACCAAGATTTGTGTCCAAAAGAAAATAGAATTAGAGAATGAAAGTTGCGATTATAGGTTCTCGAGAATGGGAAAACAAACGGAAGGTAAAAGAATTGTTTACAAATTTAAAGAATAAATTTGGAGACAAATTAACAATAATATCAGGTGGATGTCCTAACGGAGCAGATAGATATGCTAAGAAATTTGCTTTAGAGTTTGATATTAAATATCAAGAATTTAATCCGGCACATACACCTAGAAATTTGTATTCAATGATGTCAGAAAATTATTATGGAAAGGTATATCATGTATCACAATTCCATCATAGAAATATGTTGATTGCTAAGGCCTGTGATGTAATGTGTGCTTTAATACCAAAAGGACATAAAAGTAAAGGATCAGAAAGTGCAATTAAAGCAGCTAAAAAATTAAAGAAACCAATAGTAATAATTAATTAAAATGGAAATAACTGATAGAATATCTATTAACAGATACGTAGAGATGATACAAAAATTAAACCCTAAAATTAGTTATTGTAATGCTTATAAATTAGCATACGAAGAATTTACTAATTACAAAGAATTAAGAGATCAGGGCTATAGTGATGTTCATGCAAAAAGGTTAAGTGCAAGTATCCGATGTGGAATTTATTTATGAAAAAAATATTATTAATAGTATTAAGCTGTTTGTTTTATGTAAACAGTTACTCACAAAAAATATACTTTTGTAAATATCCACACCTGGCAGATATAAAAGTTTTTGTGACAGATTATTCACATCAAGCAGATTGGTTATTATATATGGTAAAATATCCATACGAATCAAAAAAACCTGGTCATTGGTATATAGTAAAATATCCATATCAAGCAGATAAAAAGGTATACGTAGTAAAATATCCATATCAAGCAGATAAAAAGATATATTTTGTTTCGTATAAATCGCGTGTTAAACTAAAAAAAGCATATTTATATTAAATAAAAAGAACGGTTATAAAGGAGGAAGATGCAACAAATCAAGTTACCGAAATTACGTAAAATTGACCCAGACAAACCCAAAAGAAAAAAGAAAAAAATATTATTATTGTCAGATGATTTAAGATTACATTCTGGTATAGGAACTATGTCCAAAGAATTTGTTATTGGAACTGTAGATAAATATGATTGGGTTCAAGTTGGAGCAGCTATTAATCATCCCGACCAAGGAAAATGTTTTGATCTTTCTGAGGAAACACAAAAGGTTACAGGAGTAGAGGATGCATCAGTTAAGATATATGCCAATAATGGATATGGTAATCCTCAATTATTATATTATTTATTAGAAACAGAAAAACCAGATGCTATATTACATTTTACAGACCCTAGATTTTGGGGTTGGCTGTACCAAATGGAAGATCAGCTCAGACAACATATCCCATTGATGTATTATAATATTTGGGACGATCTTCCTTATCCACAATGGAACGAAGATTTTTATGAGTCTTGTGATTTATTAATGAATATAAGTAAGCAAACAAATAATATTGTAAAAAATGTTTTAAAACGGTATCCAAAAGAAGATTGGGCAGTTCAATATGTACCTCATGGAATAAATGAAAAATTTTATAAACCAATTACCCCATTGGATAATGATTATAAAGAATATCATGAATTCGATAAGACCTTTCGATTAAAGAATAATACCGCAGAATTTGTAGTATTTTGGAATAATCGAAATATAAGAAGAAAACAGCCAGGAGATGTGATCCTTGCTTACAAAACATTTTGTGATTCCTTACCAAAAGAAAAGGCTGAAAAATGCTTACTATTAATGCATACTCAACCCAGGGATGATAATGGAACAGATTTACCTGCAGTGAAGAGAGCATTATGTAATGATTATAATATCACATTTTCAGGCGTTGGTATAGATGATAAACAGTTGAATTATTATTATAATATTGCAGATGTTACTATTAATATTGCTTCCAATGAAGGATTTGGATTAAGTGGAGCAGAATCGTTAATGGCCGGCACACCTATTATTAATAACGTTACAGGAGGGTTACAAGACCATTGCAGGTTTGAAGATGAAAATGGAAAGTGGATAGACTTTACACCTGAATTTCCAACCAATCATTTAGGCCGTTATAAAAAGCATGGTAAGTGGGTTAAGCCAGTATTTCCGAGTAATATATCATGTCAAGGATCTCCTCAAACTCCATATATTTTTGATGATAGATGTGATTTTAGAGATGTTGCTAAAGCAATTAAATATTGGTATGATATGGGCAGAGATAACCGTAAAGAACATGGAATGGCCGGACATGATTGGGTTTGTTCAGAAGAATCCGGAATGTCGGCTAGAGAAATGTCGAATGGATTTATTAAACATATGGAAATATGTTTTGAAAAATGGAAGCCAAGAAAAAGATTTAAATTATATAAAGTTGAACAAGTTCCAATTAATGAAACACCAGGAGTATTAGTATGAAACCATTTATTGTTATGCAAGGACCAGTAGCTACTAGGTCCGGTTACGGAAATCACATGAGAGATTTAGCCTCAGCGTTAATATCATCAGACAAATATGAAATAGCTATTGTATCACTCCCATGGGGCAGTTGTCCTATGAATGCTCTTAATAGTCAAGACGAAACTCATAAAGCGATTATAGATAAAATAATTACGACAAATATCAATAAACAACCAGACATATTTATTCAATTATCTGTACCACATGAATTTCAAAAAATCGGAAAGTATAATATAGGAGTTACAGCTGGAATTGAAACTAATCAATGTTCAGCTGAATGGCTAGAAGGTTGTAATAGAATGGACTTAATAATTACTACATCAAAACATTCAAGTGATGTATTTACAAGTACTGTTTATGATAAAATAAACGAACAAACAAAACAAAAAGAAGCTGAATTAAAATTAACAACTCCTATCGAAATATTATTTGAGGGATGTGATTTGAACGTCTATCGTAAAACAGATAAATTGGATAGGAATGTAGTAGATGAATTAACACATATTAAAGAAGATTTTTGTTACCTTTTTGTTGGACATTGGTTACAAGGCGGGTTTGGACAAGATAGAAAAGATGTAGGAATGTTGATTAAAACATTTTGTGAAACGTTTAAAAAGAAAGTAGGAAGTAAAAAACCGGCTCTAGTATTAAAAACAAGCGGTGCTGGTTTTAGTATAATTGATAGGGAATATTGTTTAAATCGGATTAGGGATATTATAAGTGAATATGGCCCAGCTGGACCAAGTGTTTATTTATTACATGGTGATTTTACGGATAATGAAATAAATTCGTTGTATAATCATCCTAAGATGAAGGCAATGGTTTCATTTACTAAAGGAGAAGGCTTTGGTCGTCCGTTATTAGAATTTGGTATGACCGGTAAGCCAATAATAGCTTCTAATTGGAGTGGACATATTGATTTTCTTAATCCAGACAATTGTGTACTCCTGCCAGGACAGTTAACCGATGTACATAAATCAGTTGTACAAGACAAAATGATAATAAAAGGTTCAAAATGGTTTACTGTTAATTATAGTTATGCAAGTCAAATATTTGTTGATGTACATAAAAAGTACAAAGAATATTTAGTAAAATCTAGAAAACAACCAGAACATATTCGAAAGAATTTTACGTTTGATATGATGAAAGAAAAATTTGTGGGAATGATAGACGCAGTCGCGTCCAAAATGCCACAACCGGTTAGCTTAAATTTACCTAAGTTAAGGAAAATCAATTCCGGAAATAATGAACCTACAAAAATTAAATTACCTAAATTAAAAAAGATGGAAGTATGAAGTTAGATTATGATGAAATATCACCCTTTACTGGAAACAAATCAGTATTAATTGAATCGGATGCATCAACAAATATTGAATCTAGAATCTGTATGGATACAGGATACACTACAAGAGATGTTTGGCAAATCGGTTCAAAAAATATAAAGTTGTATGAGAAGGGTATTACACAATTAATGATAGATACAAAATTTGAAGATCACCTTACTGGATTTGTTTGGTACTTAACATCCATGATTACACCTCAAGTAATGTTGTACCCAAAAGGTACTCATAAAGATAATTGGAATTGGGAAGTAACTCCGGTTATACCAATAGTAGGCGAGGAACGAAAGAAATTTCCAGTGCCGGATAAAGAAGATGAATATTTTACAACACGATTAGCCCCGGAATTGGCACAATCATTTCAACAATTAGAATTCAAACAAGCAATGGAAGTCTTTTACGCAACATTAAACCCGGCAGAACATGAAGAACAAGATTAGTTATGCAATTACAGGATGTAACGAACATGCTGAACTAGAACAATTATTATATTTTCTAATAGATGAAATTAGAAATGAAGATGAAATAGTAGTAGTTACAGATAAAGATAATACGTCGCAAAAAGTAATTGAATTATTATGTCATATCCAAGACCAAGAAACGCATGTAAATTTTCGTTGGTGGGAACATCCTTTAAATAAAGATTTTGCTAAACAAAAGAATTTTTTAAATTCAAAATGCAATGAAGAATTCATATTTCAGATTGATGCAGATGAAATTCCTCATGCAAATTTAATAAGATTCTTGCCTCAAATACTTGATGGAAATACTGATACGGATGCTTATTGGATACCACGGATAAATACAGTAGAAGGAATAACTGAAGAACATATTAAGCGATGGGGCTGGACTGTTGACGGCAGAGGATGGGTAAATTTTCCTGATTGGCAAATGAGAATTTATAAAAATAGTGTAGATATTAAATGGACTAAACCGGTCCATGAACAATTAGAAGGTTTTAAGAAATATACCCAACTACCACCAACAGAAGAATGGTGTTTGTATCATAATAAAGAAATTAAACGACAAGAAAAACAAAACGAGTTTTATAATACAATATGATAAAAGTTAAGATATACGAACTTGATAAGCATAGAAATGAAACAACATTCAGACCATATATAATGGCACAGAATGTGTTACGTGAAATTGGTATTGAGTTTACTAATGGTGATAGTTACGACTTTGCTTGGGTAGGACAAGCAAGTTTCATGAACAAAAAAGTATCGTTACAGCAATCAACTGAAGATGGACTTGAATTTTTAAGTAAAATTACAGGTGATTATATGTTGTTTGATGGACAAGATGCAACAACATTATTAGGTAGTTATGATGTGTTCAAAGAATCAAATGCTTTGTTACTACTTAAAAATAGCTTATTAAAAGACCGAGAACTATACAAACAAGGATGGAATACCGGTAGAATATATTGGGGTCCAGGTAATTATAGTTGTAAAGATTTTGATATATATTCGGAAAAAATCCAATTATCTGGTACAAATTGGTTATCTGCAATCCCTAAACCTAATTGGTTTAATAATACTCGTAAAATACGTGATGTAGGAGCAGTATTTGGACTTTATCCAGAAGACGCCGAAAATATGGAACATGAATGCAATCAAGTTCCTTTCTATAACAAACATAGAAAACAATGTTTAGATGTAGTAAATAAATTAGATGGTTTGACTATGTCAACTGGAATACCTAAACAAATGTCTATGCAAGAGTATTTAAGTACAATGGCTTTGAATAAAATTATATTGTCTCCCCATGGATACGGAGAAATGAATCCTAGAGACATAGAAGCTATATCTTATGGTTGTATTGTTATTAAACCCGATATGAGTTATATAGATACGAATCCAAATTGGTACGAAAATGACAAAACCTATATAGCGTGTAAAAACGATTTTAGTGACCTAGAAGAGAAAATACACTATGTATTAGATAACTTTGATGAATTACAAAACACAATGATACCATACGCTAGAAGGCAATTTACCAAATTATATCAGCCAGAAAATGTAGCAATATATTTACATAGCATGTTTAAAAATTTAAAAGGTATAGAACCAGAATGAATAATATAAACTTAGGATTAGTAGTCGCTGCCCATTATAGTAAAGAGTTCCGGCCCACCGGTAATGAGTTAATACAAAAATATTGTGAAACAGCTGCATATATAAAATATCCATTTACTATATATGTATATGATAACAGTAGTACTATGTCATTAACAGGTATTGATCAGTCATATGTACATTTAACACGTGTCGAAGATCAAACAATTCGGGGATTGAGTGGAGTTTGGAATGATGGTGTTAAACAAGCTATACAAGACGGATGTAATGTCATTATAATAAGTAATGATGATATAGAATTAAATGATACAGTTAATATATTTATTGAACAATTAATTAATCATAAACATAATGATGTTAGTATATACGGTCCTGTAAGTAATGGTATATTAACGGGAACACAATTAAGTTCCGGTCCAATAGATCGTATAATAGAATTAACAGGTAATAATGGAAATATGATTAATGGATTTTTCTTTGGGTTTACGAAAAATTTTTATTTTAATTATAAAATGGAAAATGAAAATTTGATTGATGAAAAGAATTATCCATGGGGCGGAAACGAAGAAGAATTCCAGCGTAGAATTTGGACTCAGGGTGGTCGTAGCTTTGTAATAGGTCATTGTCATTTATATCATCATAAAATAAGAGGTTGGAAACAACATAAACAATAATAATGAAAATATTAGCCATAACTCCAAATGGAAAACATGATTATTTAGCCTCAGGTATTCTTGAAGGCCTAAAAAAATATGAACTTAATCTGTATTGTACTAGCACAGGAAATGGTACAGTTAACATAATTAATGATGATGAATTTAAACATCATTATAAAACATGTGATTATATATTTGCAATATGGGGCAAATGTATACATAATGGAGTTCCAGAACCTAAGTACTATTTAATAGATGAAGTTGATGGTTGGGAAAAAACAGTATATATCGATGGATCAGAATATAATTATACGGCCTTCCCAGGACAGTCCGAACATAAATTACATCCTTTATTTAAAGAAAAAGCAAGATGGTATTTTAAACGAGAATGTTTGCCAGAACAGTCTGCACAGGGAATAATCCCACTTCCGTTTACAGCAGTAGATTCAGACTTTAATAATTTACCTACAGTTAATAAAGATATCGATGTACTTTGTGCATTTGGACAAACTAGTACCGGTCAGCGTAATACAGCAATACAGGCATGTGAAGAACTTAAAGGAGAAGGATATAATATTATAAATCATACAGTATCAAATTATATGGAATGTGTAAATAGATCGTGGATTACTATTGATGCTTTTGGCGGAGGCGAATGTAATGCCCGGGCCTTTCAGATAATGGCAAATAAAAGTTTGTTATTTATGGAACAATATAATATTATTATGCCAAACTTAATTGTTGGAGAACATTATGTTAATTGGAAAGACAAAGAAGATTTAAAGAAGCAGTTACGATATTATTTGGATAATAAAGAAAAAATTAATATATTAATAGATAATTCATATAAAAATATATTACAATATCATACGTCAGAAAAACGGGTAGAATATATTTTAAATATGATAATTTAAATGAGAGAGTTTATGAAACCTATTATAGCAGTTGAATTGGCTGGATATATGAGATCATTCAATGAATGTTTTAAAAGTTGGACAAATTTATTAGATTATGATAATTTTGATTTTCACTTTTTTGTTCATACATATAAAGAATCTGGAAAATTATCTTCAAGATCATACGAAATTGATTCGAGTGATATTTTTGATTTTAGTCTTCTAGAAGAATCAGTCGACGTTAAAAAACTTATAATTGAAACAACGGATATGTCTGTAAATTTATCAAACTGGGACAAAAGTCGAGTTAAATGTATGTACCGGAAAATTCTTTTATGCAACCGACAAAGAAAAAAATATGCAATGACTAATAACATCGATTATGCTTATGTATTAAGAGTACGTGGAGATTTGTTTTTTACACAAAAAATCAATTTACCTAAAATTATGGATACAAATGAAATAATTGTCCCGGCACGTTGGGGATATGTTAGGGATAACGAAAATTCAGGAAATTATAGACTCAAAGAACATTCCTGGCCAGGCACAGCCTATGATACAGTTGTATGTGATCAATTTGCAATTGCAGGCTTAAACGCAATGGATGTATATGCAATGACAGGTAAAACGATAGGTACCGATAAAATCGAACAATATATATATCAATCATTAGCTCTTAGTAAGATAAAGATTGAAAGAGAACATTTTAAATTGGGTGTGTATAATTTGAGACATCTTTAGAAAAATAAATTTATATGATCGACTATATAATATATTCACATAGTGAATTTGAAGACATATTACAAATTCAAACTGATTATTTAAATGATATAGATAATAAAATTCTCCTCATAAATTATAATGATAGAGAATTGGATCATATATATTCACAATATAAACAAGTAATATTTTATGATGATATATTACCTTATGCAGGTAGGTTATTATCATTATCTGAATTAGATGAAAAATATATTTTATTTATCCATGATATAGATATTGTAATTACAAAGGATGATAAGATAATTAATCATCTTGCTGATTTTATGAAGGAAAATGATATTGATAGAATTGATCTTCAGGTAAGGCATAATTGGGATTTTAATAATCAGGATAGAATCTATACAACAATTGATAATATAGACATTGAATTACGACAACAGACAAACATAAATAATTACATTTACAATGTTAATCCTTCCATATGGAAGTTAAATACTTTTTTAGACGTAATGAAGACATTTAAAAATGAAACATATCGTTCCATAGAAATACATTCTCAACAATATTGTAGTAAATTTAATATCTATAAATTATATTCTGATCAATATGTAAATTGTGGTTGGTTTAGTTGTTTATCATTTTTTCAATTTTTACATATTACTCATGGTGGCAAATTATTGCCAAAATCATATAATAATTTGGATGAACATTTAAAATTTCAGTATACTAATATATTAAATACTTTTAAAAATACTAATCGTAATTTTTCTGATAGAAAGTTAAGTGAGAAAATATAAATGAAACCATTATTAATAAACATATCAGGCAGTTCAGGAGTTGGTAAATCAACGGTTGCCAAAATAATCGTTTTAATTTTATCAACCTTAAATAAAACAGTATTGCATTTATGTGGAGATGATTTACATAAGTGGGAAAGAACAAGTGTTAATTGGAAAAGGTTTACACATTTAAATCCAAAGGCTAATAATTTAGATTTAGGAAAAGAACAGTTATTGACTTTATTAAATGGTTCATCTATACAAAGAGATTACTATAATCATGATACGGGAAAGTTTATTCCTAACAATAAAATTGATCCAGTTGGTGTGATTGTTAATGAAGGGTTACATGCATTATATGATTCTGATATATGTAAGTTAGCTGATTTGAATGTATTCGTCGATACAGATACTAAATTAATAACAGAATGGAAAATGAGTAGGGACGTTAAGAGTCGAGGATATACTAAAGAACAGGTATTATCGGCAATTAAATCCCGGAAGGAAGATGATGAAAAATATATTCGACCACAAATTAAAAATGCTGATGTTGTTATTGATTTTAGTAAAGAACAATACGGTTCTGTTGAATTAAATTATAAAGTTGTAACCAATCGGGGAAATCATTTGATGAAAAAATTAAAAACTTTTTACGATTTCCATAAAAACTTTTTAATTGCTTGTAAAATCTTATCATTTGAATATGATTTAATTCAAGGTGCTGGAGGGAATCTATCGTATAAATTTAATGATAAAATAATAATTACGTCTTCTGGGTATACAATGTCTGATGTTTCTATGTTAATTGGATATTCAGTTTGTAATTTAGATTCCGTTCCAATAAATAAGAAACAAAAACGGCCATCAATGGAAATTGATTTACATACAAACGCTAAATATCCAATAGTACTACATACACATCCTATTTATCTCAATACTATTTTATGTTCACAGAATGGAAAAGAAATAATCAAGAACATTTTAGATACATATGAGTATATTCCTTATAGATCTCCAGGTAAGGATCTTGCAGCTATCTTTAAAGATCTACCAAAAAGTAAAACAATATTGTTAGAAAATCATGGACTGGTTTGTTGTGGCAAAACATTTATGGAAGTAATGTATGATAGTTTAAAAATTAATAAGTTATGTAAAGATTGGTTAGTAAGAAATACAAATATATTTAGTACATATACTACAAAATTTAAAACACCGGAACATAATAATTTTCTATATCCGGATGCCGTTGTTTTACCTGAAGAAAATAATTCGATAAATAATTATATGTTGCATATACAAAAAGAAGTTGGATTAACTCCAAAATATTTAACTTCAAAAGAAATTGAAAGCCTTAAGAATATGGAAGCAGAAAAATATAGGAGAAGTTTAGTATGAAAGTAATTATACCAATGGCAGGTTTTGGAAGGCGATTTATAGAAGCTGGATATAGAGAACCGAAACCTTTAATTAAGGTTGGAACCAAACGAATTATAGAATATATAATTGACATGTTTTCTCCTTATGATGAGTTTATTTTTATTTGTAATGAAATACATCTTAAAAATACTAATATGAAAAGTATGCTTTACTCTTTAAAGCCTAATGCTCATATATTATCTGTACCACAGCATAGTAAAGGCCCGGTCCATACAATGCAAGAAGCATATAATTTTATAGATGATGATGAAGAAGTGATTGTTTGTTATTGTGATAATCCATATTTATGGAACGAACAAAAGTTTGAAGGCTTTATAAAGGCTCAAAAAACAGACGGATGTATACTTACTCATTCAGGATTTCATCCACATAGATTAAGTTCTACATTTATGGCCTATTGCAAAGTTGATGGAGATAAATTAATTGAAATAAAAGAAAAAGAACCATATACTGATAATCCTATGGAGGAACATGCATCTACAGGAACATATTATTTTAGAAAAGGTTCATACGTAAAAAAATATTTTACACAGTTAATTGAAGAAGATATAACCTGGGGAGGTGAATATTATGTAACGTTAGTTTATAATTTAATGGTACAAGATAAATTAACTGTTACGATTTATGATACAGATTATGTTACAGTATTTGGTACACCAGAAGAGGTTGAAAATTTTAATGCCTGGAATACTATACTTGATGGAATACAAGTTAAAAATGAAGATGAGTTATTAAAGTGTTATAGATATTGGAAGAAATATTATGAGTTACAAGATTCACAACAAAAATAATGTTGATATAAAAAAAGCGTTAGTTGATGTAGATGAAACTATATGTTTTTATGAAGGCGATCGTATGTACGAAAAAGCCATTCCGGATTTAGATAATATTGCTAAGATAAATAAATTATATGATGAAGGTTGGTATATCACTTACTGGACAGCTCGTGGCGGTACATGTGGTATTGATTATTATACTTTAACTGCCAACCAACTTGATACATGGGGTGCAAAATATCATGCATTGAGTGTCGGTAAAAAAGCTCTTTTTGATTTAGTTATTGATGATAAAGCAAAACGAATAGAAGAATTATGATATTGATATCTCATAGAGGAAATATAAACGGTGAGAAACTATTATTAGAAAATACACCAACGTATATCGATAATGCATTAAAGAGAGGATATGAAGTAGAAATTGATGTATGGTATATCGATGGTTTTTATTTAGGACATGATGGCCCTCAATATAAAATTGAGTTAGATTGGTTATTAGAAAGACAAGATAAATTATGGATACATTGTAAAAATTTTAACGCGTTAACTCAATTAATAAAAACCAATTTAAAATTATTTTATCATGAAAAGGAAGATTATACAATAATAAGTAATAAATGTATTTGGGCACATAATTTAAATAATATTGATGATAAATGTATAATTCCATTATTAAGTAAAGAAGATGTAATAAATTGGAAACCTAAAAAGGTATTAGGAGTATGTTCTGATTATATAGAATTATTGAAATGATTAATTTAGTAACATTAGCAGGAGCCGGATCTAGATTCTTTCAAGAAGGATATAAGATGCCTAAACCATTAATACCTATTAACGGTGTGCCAATGATATTTAAGGCTGTAGATTGTTTACCAAAGGCTGATAAATATGTATTTGTATGTAAAACAGAGCATGTAGAAAAATATGATCTAGGAACTATTCTGACGGAAAGGTATCCTAATGTTGAAATCATTACAGTAGACAAGACTACGAAAGGACAAGCTTGTACGGCTGAAATAGGAATTATAAACTCGTCGATTAAAGATGATGATGAGATATTAATAAGTAGTTGTGATTACGGACTTGAATGGAATAAAGAAGAATATGATAAAATAGATTCTGATGTTATAGTTTGGACTACAGTTCATAACAAAGCATTTTCAGATAATCCAAGTGCATACAGTTGGCTGGATATAGATAAAAATAAAAATTTATTAAAAACATATGTTAAACAAAAAATATTTGAAGATTCTTATAATAATCATGCAATAGTAGGAACATTTTATTTTAAAAAGTCTAGATATTTTTTAGATAGTTTAAAGCAAATATATAAAAATGACATAACTAGCAACGGCGAATTTTATATTGATAACATTTTTAATACAATAACAAATTTAGATATAAAGATATTTGACGTAGAAGAATATTATTGTTGGGGAACACCAAAAGATTTAAAAAATTATGAAAATTAAATACTGGGATAAATCATCAGGCGATATTCAACTTATTTCTGACAAAAGAGATGTTAAGGTTGGATATTTTAAAAACTGTACAATAGAAGGACATAGTACTCATTATCCACAGCCACTTATTAAAACTGGTAATGAATTACTTCTTCCGACTATAGAAAGATTTATGTCACTTGGCAGAGGAACGGTATATGAAGAAACGATGGAATGGGACTGTGCAAATTTAAATGTTACTAAAATAGAAACAACTCCAGTATTTTATTTTGTGTATAATGTTGCAAATTATTTTCATTGGATATATGATACTATTCCTTATTTATATTCTTATTTTAAAGAAAAAGAAAAAATTAAGGACTTAAAATTATTAATAAATGTTCCAGATGGAAAGGATGATTTATATCCGTTCATATATGAAACCTTAGAGTTATTAGGTATTACAAAAAAAGATTTAGTATTTCTAGATACAGAAACAAAATACAAAACTATCATAATTGGGTCGTCCTTAACTCATAATAGAATGTCATTAGAGCCACCACATGATGATGTATTTTCTATAATTGATTCTATGAAAGGTATTTCTAGTAATGAAGAAAAAATATATGTATCTAGAAGAACGTGGACCCGTCCTAAATCTGATAATATAGGAACAGATTATACAAATCAGCGGATGTGTGTAAATGAAGATGATATAGTAGCAATGTTACAAAAATATGGATTTAAAGAAATATTTTGTGAAGATCTTTCTATGAAAGAAAAGATAGGTATTTTTAGATCAGCAAAAATTGTTGTAGGTCCAATAGGAGGGGGTATGGCAAATATTCTTTTTTGTAAACCAGACACTAAAGTTATTTCCATTAATAGTCCAGAATTTTTTAAGATAAATAAAAGACTTGAATATGCCATGCTCCATACAAATCTCTGTATGTTTAATGATACAAAATTTGTAAATCGAAAAACAGGAGTAATTACTAACAAAAACGCATTATCAATTTCCGGTGGAATGAATTCGCCATGGATTGCTGATATAGATGAATTGAAGAAACATGTTTAATTTTACTGAATATAAAAATATTATTAATTTAATACGTACTAATCTTCCAATAGTAGATTATACTGACGTAACAGAAGATACAGAAAAGTTTTGTGTGATCCGACATGATATAGAATTTTCATTAGATAGAGCATTAGCTCTAGCAGAAATAGAATTTTCATTAGATATATCTTCTACATATACTGTACAATTAAGAAATAATACTTATAATGCATTATCAGAAAAAAATATACAATTAATACATCGAATTAGAAAGTTAGGACATAAAATAGCATTACATCAAAATCCACCGTTAATGTCTAAAGAGAAATTAATTGATTATGTTTTAAAAGATATAGAAACGTTAGAGCATTATTATGGATTTGAAATAGATCGATATGCATTTCATAGGCCTAAACAGGAACAATTAAAGATGTATTTAGATATACCAGGTAAGATTAATTGTTATGGTCCTAAGTAT